CAGCGCGCGCTTTTTGGCGGCCTCTTCCAGCACCGAAAAGCGGGATTGTTGTTTCCACAGTTCCTGTCGCTGCTGGCTGATGGTATCCGTAATGCTCTTATGCTCCTGCAGAGTGCGTAACTGCGCCTCCAGCTCCAGCGTCTGCGCGCTGGCAGTATCAACACTTTTTACGCCTGCAGGTGTTTTCACCGCTGAAGGGGCTTTGGGTTTCTTCAGCGAGTCGTCGTATTCTTTTTTCGCAGCTTCCAGATTGATGTTGTAGTCAGCCTGGAGGATCCGCCCGTCCTTCAGCGCCTTGTTCAGTTCGTTCTGGCGGGCCGTGTACTTCTCCAGCGCAGTCTGCGTCTTTGCATAATTCGACTGCGCCTGCGCAGCATACTTCTGGCGGTCAGATTCAATCACCGCCTCGCGGGCGGCGTTATCCTCAGTTGCCTTTGCCACGCTGGCCTGCTGCTGCGCCATTTCCAGTGCAAGGCGGGCAGATTTCGGCGTTTTGTGCGTCCCTTTCAGGGGGTGTCCATGCCATAAAGACATGGCCACCAGCAGTGCGCCGGATTTAATCGTCATATCCATCGCCGCCTGCATGTCGGCATCAGTGATACTTTCCAGCGACTTCAGGTGTTCAAGATGCTCAATACGCTGCAGTGCCGACAGCTCGTAGAGCGTGACTGTATTACCGTTACGTTCGAACGGCTCACTTTTTAAAAACATGGATTACTCCAGAAAGCGGGGGCACAGCCCCGAAGGTCAGGAAACGGTGACTTTACAGGTCGCGACAAACAGCCCGTCGTTGGTCATCACGATAATGTCAGCGGTTCCGGCGGCAATACCGGTGACCGTCAGCACCGTACCGGCGACAGTCACCGTGGCTTTACCTGCATCCGTGGTGGTGGCCCGGAAAGATTGATCACTCGCGCTGGCTGGTGCCACGGTGACATTTAGCGTGGTGGTGGCAGCAACCGCAACGGTGGTGGTCGATTTATCCAGGCTGGCGCTGTGTGATGAAAGGAGGATCAGGCTTCTGGGCTCTTATGCAAAGGTGAAAGTAATAGTGATTCCCAGAGCCTGAAATAGAAAAGGCCGCCAAATGGCAGCCTATAGGTTATGTCCCGAGTTTTACTAGAGAGTGAATTAAGCCTCTAGTTCATTTAAATAGCGATCACCCTTTGACGTGATTCTATTCACTATCCACCTGTCGTCACAATCGGACGTGCTCTGCACAGCATTTACCAGACCCAACTTAGCAAGATCTGAAATGGCAAAATTTACCGTTTTCGCTGGAATGTGAGGAAGATCAGGAGATTGAATTGTTTCACGTGGACCAAGTGCACCTGCTCGACGCAGAATTTCGAAATGGACAGGTGTGATTTTCATAGCACTGCCTCCAGTGGCTTGTTTTGACCAGAGGAATTATAACATATTGATTTTGACGTAGATTGAGTGTCAAAAGACGTAAAAAAAACCCGCTCATCGGCGGGTTTCTTAACTCTGAACATACAATGCCCATCGTTAATGTCAAATATACACAAAAACGGCAACATTGCAAACATCGTGACGCTAAATTACGCGATATTTATCATATCTTCACTTTTAGTCACCCTGTTCAGTTGAGAACTTGAATAACTCTCCTCCTGAAAACATATGGTCACCAGGCTTTCATAGAATGGTTTCCAGCTATAACGCCACGTTCGGTCAGGTAGACTCGGCAACTCAGAAAAAATACCACGATAGGCAACCGATGATTTTGGCCGGCTATATCCCCGCCCTTCGCAGCGCTTACATTCTTTATAAACTGGCACGCCCTGCAGTTCTGTCGCTTTACGGTCAATCGTCTTACCTGTGCCTCCGCACTGGCATCGCTTACTTAACTTTCCGGTGCCATGGCAGCGGGAACATAACGTTTGATCAGTGTCTGTCACATCGCGCTTTACCTCAAAGTCAGATGGTGACTGTCTCAGGTCTTTAGCCCATTGTGGCAATCGCATGGTGTAATGGCTTTTAGTCACGGTTTTAGTGGTTGTAAGCAACCCTTTGCCACAACATTTCGGGCATGCCACGCTATCAGCTGCTGATGAGGAATAATCGTTATAGGCAAACCGGGCAAGGATACGCATGCAGAGGGGAAACTTTTTCCCTGATGCTTTGCGAATGGCCATGGGCGCATGCTCTTTCGCGTACTCAGTTAGCCAGGCTATTGACGCCTCTCTGTCCTGGCTGCTGATACCAGCTTTACCTAAAAACATTGCCAGCCCGATCCCCGCATCGGCCTGAGTCATCCCCAGTGCAGCCATTACATCAGTCACCGTCAGTTGTTCACTGGCTGTCGCTCTGCTGGTATCCGATATGTGCATGCCTTTAGGCGCAAAAAACTTTAAAACATTGTCCAGATTCATACGGTCTCCATACTTCTTAAGCTTTCGCAATTACGCCGATAGCCAGCGCCCGATCCATAAAACGCAGTAGCAGCTCAAGCTGCGTACCATGCTTCTGCTCGAATGCCGGTACATCGGCGTGTAACTCGTCGTGGCACTCTCTGCACAGAGGGATCACGAAGAGATCATGGGCTTTTGTTGCTGTCCCCCCCATACCGTGCCCTACGATATGGTGCGGATCATCTGCTGGCCGTCGGCAACACTCACAGGGTTGTGTTTTAACCCAGCGGGTGTACGTCTCATTTACCCAGCGGCGACGTTTTGGCCTGAGCATGAAAGACTCTGGCGACTCCGGATCAACAGAGAGCGCGAGGATCTTCTTCGCCTTCTCCTGCACGAGGCTGGTTGCAGACGCGGAAGGCACAATGTCGCTTTCCCTCATGACCGAGCGGATCTTCTCATCCGGAAGGCGTAGCCCCTTGTGCGCAACGCTTTCCGGAATAACATCAGCCAGGTCGTTTCTGACCATCCACCAGCACAGTTCCGGAAGCGTCAGGATATGCGACTCGGGAAAACCAGAATCACGCCGAATGACTTCCAGAATCCAGGATACCAGGTTTCCGGCCGCTATACCTGCAAGCTGTTCTGTATGCTGCCCGGACAAAGTGTGATCGCAATGCCAGCACAGGCGAATACTTCCTGGCTCGTGCCGCATTGTTGTGAAGTTCTTGTCGTGCCACGATGAATGGGGCCACTGGCATTCAAACCGAGAACTCAGCCACTGCTCAAGGGAAGGAAGCCCGCCGGCACGCTGAATAACCCGTTCATTCCCGAAGACCTGCCGCATTACAGGATCATCAGCCAGCGGCTGAATGGCGGCGGGAACAGCTCCTGTACTGAATGACGCCATTTCTTCTGGTTCAGGCTCGAGCAGAACGCGACCGCGCATAAAGAGGTGCATCAGTTCCGCGCCGGGACGAAACAACACAATCCCCATGCGATGGGCGACTTCAGGAGTTAACAAAGCCCTCACGCAGCCTGCCCCCCTGCAATATGTTCAGCCCACAAACCACCAATCCAGCGTACTCCCTTGGCAGTTAAGCGCGTCTGGCTGAATGCGTGATTGGATGTGCTCGATGTTCCCGTCTTAACTTCAAATCTTCCCGCGGAAATGTGCTGCGCCATGGGGGTAAGTGTACCGCCGAGGCGATACAGAATATTGCGTTCAATAAGGAACAGACGAAACTCAGTTTCTTTTGCGTTAAGCAATTTGGCTACCTGCCGGAATGACATGGAGCCTTTTGCAGAGCAATAACGATCAACAAACTCCACTTTTGGCGCCGCAGCTGCCAGCTGGATGGTCAGTTGCTCTTTCTGCTCGGCTAAATCAGCAGCCAGGCGAAGCGCTTCCGGCAATGAGCGGGGAACACTGACACTCTGCCCTTCTTCCAGTTCCTGCCAGCGATCGACAACCGCGGCGGTAAATTCAGGTGACAGTCTGGCAACAATCACCAGAGAGTCGCGTTTGTTAAAACGATACTCCTGGTAAACATTACCGTTATGCTCAAAATCGAACTGCGCCAACGGCGCGGTTAAAATTCCCGCAGCAACAAGACGCTCAGCCGAGCGTTTCACGTCACTGTGTTTACTCTGAACCAGATCCGCAATATCACGGCTGGACATTGTTACAACACCATTCACGATTAACTGGCTCATACTTTTCTCCATATCAGGCGGCTGCACCCGCCGGTTCATATCTGCTGATCGTTATCTCTACCCGACCTTTCGGCACAACGGGTCCCCATTCCACCAGCATGCGCTTAATCTGGCTGTCGTCTTCCCAGACACCCGCATGTGTCAGCGCGTCAAACAGGGCTTTGTTGTAATTATCGATATCCCGGCGGCGCGCATCCGGCGGGTACAGAGTGATTTCTACCGCTGCCAGTTCAGTCGATGGCTTCGGGAGACGTCGTAATTGCTCAATGATCGCCACGCAGGCAGCGCTCTGGTATTTACGGCCATCAGCGCTAATGAGGTGACGACCGGCCAGCGGCCCCTTGTTAGGGGCGCGCCAGTAAGTGTTCACGCTCGGAGGGAACGGGAGCACAAGTTTCATGCCACCTCCTGTTGTTGCACTGCACAAAGTTCCGGAAGATTTGCCTCCACCAGCGCCCTGGCGAATGGTGGTGGTACCGCATTACCGCAGCGGGCTACCTGCTTATCTTTTGCATAGCGATTTCCACGGTAGTCCTGATCAATAACGTATCCATCCGGGAAGCCCTGCGCTTTGTAGAGTTCATGCGGCTGCAACATACGCATTCCGATATCAACGATCTGGTATTTAACCCCATCGATCGTTACCAGCCATTCATCGTCACTTTCCCCGCAATACGTCTCGAGAAATGTGCGTACCTCACCCACGTGCTGACCGCCAGCGGTGATTGTCGGCATGGGTACATCAAGGCGTTGCCCGTCACGGCACGTTCCACGCAGTTTCACCAGATGAGAGGCAACTACCGCATGATGGTCGACAGTGGTCACTGAGTGCGCAGGTTCATCCATACTGACACCCGGCCCCGTATAGTTACCGCCGTAGTGTTTTGCCAGGAACGCGCTCACCGTCGCGAATTTATTTCCACCTGCAGTAACGGTCCCCAGCGGGTTATCCAGTCGCAGCACACGCGGTTCTTGTCCTGGACGTTCGCCATAACCCATCTGGATCAGCGTAGGCGTTACCAGTTGAGATTTACCGCCACCGCCAGCGGTGATGGTTGCGCTCGGTTCGTCTGCCCGATGGCCGACGCTGGCCCCAAACTGGCGGGCTATCACTGGCGCAACAAGACAGGCGCGGGATTGCTTCAGAATGGTATGAGCAGGTTTATCCAGCGGGCGTGGTTTAGCCTGGTATTCACTACCACCATTACCCGCCAGGAATGGTGTCAGTGCAGCCTCAACAATCCCGAGTGCATGCCCATTCCCACCTGGACGTTTTGATGTGCCAGCGGTTACCGTCGGGACAGGCTCGGTAACGGGCTGCCCGGTTGCGCCAGTGCGGAATTTTGTCAGGTGTGGCACGGCTAACGCGTAGCCATGGGTTTTCGTAATGGTCTGCAGCGGCTCACTCAACTCCTGCCCACGGAAACAGTCGTATTTTCCTTTGGTCGTGGTGTGGTTGCACTTCACGATAAACGGCGACGCACTTTCGATAACAAAGCGCTGTATGCCGCGCGCGATCCGCTTCAAAGTGTTCTCCGCCAGCGGTTTTTTGCGGTCGAAGATGGACAGGGCCGGAACATTCCAGTCGATACATTCCGCAGCGGTACGCCATGGCATCAGCCTGCCGCTCTGCACCTCCAGAGACTTAGGATCCCCATGGGTAACAGTAGGCCACTGGATTGGGCAGCCATCGCAGCGCATAACCATGAAGAAGCGTTTGCGGATCGTCGGCGCGCCGTAATCACACGCGCGCAGTTCACGATAATCAACATCATATCCGAGCCCATCCACCAGCTTTTTCGCCTGCTCGCTACCTCTTACAATAGACAGAAACTCACAAACCTCAGCCAGTGCCGGGTGATCAGCAGGAATGCCAGTGGACAGCATGCCGACAAATGCATTGAATGTTTCTCCAGTGCGGGCAGGGTCTGGGCGACTATTTCCAGGGTAAACCGGGCCAATAAAATCCGCCAAAAGGGCTTCCGGCAAATCAGGTTTAGGCGGGATGTCAATTAACGGTCCCCACGTTTTGAACTCTTCCACGTTCTCCAGCATCATCACGCGCGGTCGCTTCGCCAGTGCCCAACGCAGAACAATCCAGGCCAGACCGCGTATCTCTTTTTTCACAGGCTTTGCGCCTTTTGCCTTCGAGAAGTGTCGGCAGTCCGGGCTAAACCATGCCAGTCCGACAGGATTACCTCCGGTGGCGGCTACCGGATCCACGTCAAATACGGATTCACAATAATGCAGTGTGTCCGGGTGGTTCGTCTTGTGCATCGCAATGGCGTTTTCGTCGTGGTTGATCGCAATATCCACGCTGCGCCCGATTGCCAGTTCAATACCCGTTGATGCGCCACCGCCACCAGCAAAGTTATCAACGATAATCTCACGCATGGGTTACCCCCTGCATGCTGCCAACAAGGCCACGCGCAATTGCGATAATTTCGCTGGTGGCCGTCCGCTCCAGCCAGAGTTGATTGATGTTGGCTTTCAGTTTGTACTGCTGGGCCTCGCTCAATACATCAGCGCCTTCCACTTGGTTAAACACCAGACCAACTTCGAGAGGCCAGATTCGTGACTCAGTTTTTGGTGGTGCTGCTGGTTCCTGGGCTGCCAGCGTTGCAATTGTTTGCTCTTTACCAACAGCGAATTGAGCCAGCGCCATAAATGCCCGACCTTTTGCCTCCAACTCAGTGCGGTTGATATAGCTGAACCGCTCACCACGCCATGACTTATCGAATACAGCTATGGCACCGGCAAAAAACGCGCTGGTGGGTTTCTGTTTTTCGTCAGCAGGTACAAACCACACAGGCAGATCGAACCCAATACGACCACGAATAAACATGATGTGATCGGCATCTTCCGGCCACCATGTTTCACTTGTGGCAGACTTCACCAGGTAAATATAGCGACCACCTCTTTCACGCATGTCCATGGTGTGATTCATGATGTGTGTCATACCCGTGATCGCCTGCTTGTCGTGATACTGCGAGCGGCTATATGGAGGGTTGGCAAACGCCGCTCCGCCCAGTTCATCCAGACGTTCAGACCAGTTCTGTGTCAGCGCGTTATCTTCGGCGGTGTACCATGCCGGGCACTTCGCGTTGTCGTCGTCTGCAAACAAGTCCAGAACTAATGGACCAAATAGCGCGTTGATCCCCCAAAAAAGCAGATCCGGCGTCCGCCACTGATCGCCAACTTCTTTCAATTCGTGGGCTGGTTGGCTACGTAATGCCGCCAGCGCCTGGCAATATTTGTTTAACGTCATCCTCTGAACCCCGCAGGAATCGTTGTATCAACCGGACCAAAAGCCATCACATCGCGCTTTTTCGCACCCCAATCAGCGCGTTTAGGCCGTCCCTTCTGATCCCAGCGGGTAGCGCTTTGCAGATAGCTCTCGAATTTCTTCGGACCAAAAAGCGTTTCCGGCCGCATGTACTGGTATTGCTCGTCGTTCTCGTGCCAGTGCTCATGCTTCAGGTCGATAACCAGTTGCAGGTCTGCAACGCTGTATCCCTCACGCAGTCGGGCGCGGATATTCTCCAGGGATGTTTTGGATTTCTGATACCGGGATCCGCTGATCTGGTTCAAATGGGTCAGAACCAAAATCGCCTGGTCGGTAATCACAACTTCAGGGTCTGGTTGCGCCGCAACCGGACAAGAGGGTTTTGAAGTTACTTGTGGATCTTGTGTTGATTTTACTGACGGATCCCCGCCAGATTCTGACGGGTCAAAACCGCCGATTTTGCCAGATTTCGACGGGTCAGTTTTTGAGGTGTCAAATTTTGATGCGTCAGATTTTGACGTGTCAGAATCTGACAGTTGAGAAAATGCGGCAGCCTGAAGTTTCGCCACATTCAGGCGGTAAACGTTCGACGCATTACGGTTACCATTACGGCGCTGTGTACGCGTGAGCCAGCCATCTTTTTCAAGCTTAGCGATTGCCGTTCTGATAGTGCTCGGCCCTGCGCCAAGCTGGCGAGCAATAGTTTCAATAGACGGCCAGCACACCCCCTCATCGCTGCTGAAATCAGCAAGGCGAGCCATGATCGCGACACTAGACAACTTCATGCCCGACGCCGCGCAACCATCCCATACGTAGCCGGTTAATTTAGTGCTCATGATCGTCCGTTATCTCCCTGAACTTTTGCCTGAAATGCTCAAGTGGGCTGAAGCATTCGTGTGGGTAGCCATCACGCAGATAGATAACGCGCTGTGTTTCTGGCTCCCAGCGGATAACACGGACTGGCACTCCGCGGTGGTCTTTGAACCTTCGGTTAAGTTCGCGCACAGGCGTTTTGCCCTCCGGTTGTAGACCCCCACAATTGAAACCGCCCTACTGTGGTTACACGGAACCCAGCGGTTTGATAATCTGCGTTCATACCGAAACAACGGAGTACCCGAAACCGGGATCATCCTTAGTTGCGGTAGACGGTTAAAAGCCGTTAAACTGCTCATGCGGATTATTTCTCCATACTCGAAGAGTTGTTCGCCAAGGCGCCCGGAGCTGCACACTCGCGGGCGTCACTCTTTTCAGCGACACAAAAAACTCGATAAAGAAGCGTTACGTGCTCCTGGAACTTCGCGATAACCTGATAGCTGTTTTCCTCAATCTGAGCACGCTCATCTGCGTCAATTACCCCATCAGCCGTGGCTTTACGTACAAAATTAGAATGACGACCTATCCATTCAATGGACTCCATCAGGCGCTGGTTTATATCGGCGTTATCCAGATCATCAACGTCTGCCAGCGGTACAAATACGCCCTGAGAATGGCGCGCAACGGCATCAGCAATATGAGTTGAACCACCAGCACGTTGTAAAACCATTGCCCAGCCCAGCGGGAAGATTTGGTCGCCGTCAACACGAAGGCGGTTGAACAATGCGTTCTCTGTCACGCCCAACCATTCCGCCGCCTCGGCATAACCACCAGGAAGATCGGTGATCGTTTTTTTTATCGCCGCCACCAGCCAGGCTGGCTGACGTTCGACTTTCCAAATAGGTTCGTTACCCACAGCTCCCCCCTTATTCCTGTGGTTTGAGTTTTACTGAAGCATCGCTACGCTTTTCGTAAAGGTCGGGATGAAAAACCAATTTCCCCCCGGTTCGATATGCTGCTTCAGCTGCACGCCCTTTTGGGATAAGGCGACCAGTTCTATTACGCCACTGGTAAACAGCCTCGCTTGTGATTCCAAAAAATTCGGCAACCTTCTCAGTACTGCCGAAGTAGTTTTCAATATCATCGGTTGTCATAACGCCTCCTTAGCTAAGTTTGATTAGATATTAATAACCAATCTAACTTTGGTCAATAAAAACTAAGATTGCTTAGCCTTTTAATTTATTTATGGTGTTCAAATGGAAACTGTCGGTCAGCGCATCAAAGCTCTCAGGCGCATAACCAAAACCTCGCAGAAAGAACTGGGTAAGTTCTGCGGTGTTAGTGATGTGGCGGTTGGGTATTGGGAAAAAGACGTTAATGTGCCAGGAGGCGAGTCACTTGCGAAACTTGCAAAGTATTTCAACACATCAATTGATTACATACTTTATGGCACTGAATTTGAAGGCAATCTGATAACCAAGATGCGAAGGATTCCGGTGATATCCTGGGTTCAGGCTGGACAGTTTACAGAATGTAAAGCAGCAGAAGTTTTCAGCGAAGTAGATAAGTGGATAGAGACATCACTCCGCATAGGGGATAGCTCCTTTGCATTGGAGGTTAAAGGTGATTCGATGACAAACCCTAATGGCCTCCCGACAATCCCTGAAGGGGCAACAGTCATAGTAGATCCAGATGCAGAGCCACTTCATGGAAAGATAGTCGTAGCCAGGCTTGATGGGACAAACGAGGCTACTGTAAAAAAACTTGTCATCGATGGGCCTCAAAAGTTCTTAGTTCCCTTAAATCCACGCTATCCAAACATTTCAATTAACGGTAATTGCCTGATCATCGGCGTTGTCAAAGGCGTTCAGTACGAGCTTTAACCCACCTCTAATCTTCCTCTTAACATCAAGCTAAGAATAGTTTGGTGTTTTTTCTTGATCTAAAAGCTAAGTTAAGTTAGATTTTATTCATCAACAGCGAACAGGCAGGACGCCCACGAAGTAGCCGCCGGTGGCATATGAATGACCGGATGATTCGCTGACAGGTGTCTTCGGGAGGGGTTGCGAAGCTGGCTTGACCACCAGCAACAGAAACTCAGCCACGATACGGAGCCGTTAACCCACGGCGTGGAGTGTAAATACCGTAGGGGTTGTAGCTGGTTGGTCCCCAGCGCCCCGCCCGAAGATACCTACCACCGCGCCTGATGTGGTTAAAAGCAGGCCAAAGCAATAACAAGTACTTCCCTGTTCTGGCGGCCCGGTGTTTTCCCGTTTGTCCGGTAACCGCCAGCCTTTTTCAGGGCTCAACATGAAAGCGCGTTCTGTCCCTTAACCTTTATGGTCAGTCGTTAATCCAAAACTACCGGAGCGCGCTTCCAGTTGCGATGTTAGCTTAAAGAGAGCAACGGACTTCTAAGCCGTGGGTCGTAGGGAAAGTTAACTGATTCAATCTGCTGAAAGTAGCGGTATACACGGCAGCGGAGAACCATACGAATAGTTGATGTTAAAACCCGGGTGCAGCTGGGTTATATGGAGAATAACGCATGATTCAGATGTTAACTCTTGAAGAATGGGCAACCGATAAATACAGAAGTAATCCACCTAGCGTCTCTACATTGCGCCGTTACGCTAAGCAAAATCTCTTTTCTCCGCCAGCAATGAAGCAAGGTAGGCTCTGGAGAGTTAGGGAGGACGCGGAATTGGTTGGAGAACTTGCTGCGCCGGTTATCAAGAAATCTGATTCACCAAAATTACAAAGGATCCTCAGCGATGGCTGCGAGACCACGTAAAAATAATGTATCAATACCTAACCTCTATCCACTATACAGTCGTAAGGTCAATAAAGTGTATTGGCGGTACAAGCACCCTATGACTGGGAAATTTCACAGCCTGGGTACTGATGAAGCTGAGGCTAGAGCAATTGCTACTGAGGCAAACGCAAGACTTGCTGAGCAGCGTTCAAGACAGGTACTGGCTATTAGCGATCGAATCGCTGCCAGCAAGGGTAAAGCAATTACGACTATTACCTGGCTTGAGCGATACTGGAAAATTCAAGAGGAAAGATTCGCTTCAGGTGATATCAAGGAGAATACATATAAACAAAAAGCCAAGCCAGTTGCACTACTTAAGGAACGTGCGGGAATGAAGCTCATATCTTCTGTTGATGTCAGGGATATTGCTCAAATTCTTGAAGAGTATCTATCTGCAGGCCAACCAAGAATGGCGCAAGTTGTTCGCTCAGTTCTGATCGATGTATTCAAAGAGGCCCAACACTACGGAGAAGTGCCGTCTGGTCACAACCCTGCCCTTGCTACTAAACAGCCCAGGCGCAAGATTACCAGACAACGACTTAGCCTCGACGAGTGGCAGAAGATTTTCGATATCGCGGATAAGAAACATCAGTATATGGGGAATGCTATGCTGTTAGCACTGGTGACTGGCCAGCGGTTAGGTGATATCTCGCGAATGAAATTTAGCGATATTTGGGATGATCATCTCCATGTCATTCAGGAAAAAACCGGGAGCAAAATCGCAATCCCTCTTTCTCTGCGACTTAATGCTATAGGTTGGTGTCTTCGGGATGTTGTTGCCAGATGTCGGGATTATGCAGTCAGCCCGTATATGATCCACTTCTTTCGGGCAACGTCGCAGGCGGAGCGCGGTGCGCAGGTGAAGTCCAACACCATTACGATGAATTTCAGCAAAGCACGGGATAAAGCAGAGATTGAATGGGGTGAGGGCACGCCTGCAACTTTTCACGAGCAGCGCTCTCTGGCAGAACGTCTGTATGAAGACCAGGGAGTAAATACTCAAAAACTGCTGGGGCATAAATCTCCCCAGCAAACAGCCAGATACCATGATGATAGAGGCAAGGATTGGATAAAAATTATTAATAATTAA